TCACAGGATATTTTACAGTCTTGCGATATCTTCTACCAGTTGAGGTTTTTAGTATTTCTATATCAGTATATCGTTCCATTATACTCTTGGTTCAAAAAATTTGGTTAATCCACTTGATGGAGTTCCGCTAAACTCACTATTGAATGAATACAATGCAAGTCCATTTACATCATATCTTCTACCACCGGTAGCACTGCCCGGTAATAATGTAAGTGAAATATTCACATCAATTCCCATAGGTAGTTCACCCAAATTACCATCAGCGTTTAAGTCCCACGGATGGTCATCGTTATAAGTATAAGTCAACGCAGTAATAATTGATGGAACACCACTTGAACCTTTACCCCAAAGGTCACCCAATCGGAAGAACACCAACTGACCGGAGTATGGTCCACCTGAATAATCAGGTAAGGTTAGTTTTGCAAGTTCTTGCACTTTTAACCACATATTCTTCATTTCTCTTCGTGAGTTTGCGTAAACCTTAAAGTTAAATGTAAGTGTTCGTTCAAACGACTCATACATATAACCTTGGTCAGCACGGCCTGGATATTTAATTGGATTGTATGATGGTGAGTATGTTTCCGTAAGACCAGAAATGGTTGAACGGAATTGAATTATTTTTGAACTATCTTGAGCACCACTTCTATTGTCATATGCAAAGAATAGGGTTACATAGTCTGGTGATACTGTACTATTGTCGTTAAATATAGTATTATTGAGTGGGTCTACTGAAGTATCATTTGCAAATTTCTTAACCGAATCAGCACCACTTAAATATTTTGCAATTTTCTTATCAATAGTAAGAGGATTTGGTATTTCATAAGTAGCGTGTAGGTTTGCTAAATTATAGTTTGCTTCTTCAGCAAGGTCAGCTTTAACACCCTTTTCATACAAACCTCTAAAATCACTTGCTCTTTGACTTGGATATTCTTCTGCTCTCTTTTTGATAGTTCCGTATGTTAAAAACTCATAATCAGCAATATCTGGCTGATTACCATAAAATCCATCTGATTTTAATAAATTTGGTTTGTCTTGGTTTTTAACATCAATAGGAATTGGAGATTGTTCTTTTGTTTGACTTACAAGATTTCCGTTTTTATCATCAGGTAAAGTTTCGGTGTATGTTTTAAACCCAAGGAGTTTGAATGGGTCGTACTTTTGTTTAAACTTTGCTGTTTTGTCGGCTTCTTCTTTACTTGCATTGTTAAACGTATTCTGATTACTACGAGTTGTAGTAGTTACCCCAATACCATAAACCGAACCAAATCCACCACGAACATCCGTAGCCAAAACGAATGGTAAACCAGCACCGGTGAATGGTAATTCAAGATATAAATTTTCAATCTTACCCGAAGTGTATCTACCTCTATCATCACTTGGGAACACACCTTGTCTATCAGGTCTAAATCCAATATGTTGACCTGCAATGGTTGCTAATAAATTTGTCGGAGTCCAAGTTTTTCCCCATCTCTGGCTTCTCTGCATTCCAACTTGTTTCAACGCCCATACAATGCCACGAGGTGTTAATAGGAATTGTGTAATTCTTGCAACATCAAAAGCAGCTCGTACAGTAGATGTAACAGCACCACCACGAACAAAGGATAATCCACCAAATCCGTAATTGAACTCTTTGCCTTTTCCGTTTTGAATACCTGTAATGATAAATGGTTGTTTAATCATCCAAGTATTGAACGAGTCTTCTTTTAACAATCCGTGAGCATTACCGCCTGATTTGTTGGTTTTACCATTATAGGTGTCTTTTAATAAACTATCAGTATAATTCTTACCCAACCCATTATCAAGTTGTAAAGATGTCTTATATGGGATGGGTGTATCTTTTAACGAACGAATAGATGTTGTTGAATCAAAGATAGTTGCGTCGGGATTAACACCCACAAATTTTGATGAAGTGTTTACTTTTGGTGTAAATCCAACAGCATCACTATTTGTAATAAAATCAACAACACCAAAGTCCTTTGCTTGGTCTTCAAGGTTTGGTAATCTATTTGAAGTAAACAATCGTGGAGTTGTTTCACCCTTGTCCTTATCACCTTGTTCTACCAAGGTTGGGTCAGTTTCTCCTAAAAATCTTTCTTGGAATCCAAAGGATTTTGGGGCGGTTTCACCTTTGAACTTTTCGGCATTGGAGTATCCTTGAGGAGTTGTTTCACCCTTAAATCTATCTCCTTGAGTAATATTTGCCGTTTCGGTTTCACCTTTGAATTTTTCCGTTTGGTCTACTTTCTTTGGGGTTGTTGTTCCAAGGAATCTCTCCTTGAGGGTTGGTTTGGTAGGTGTTGTCTCACCCTTAAACTTTTCTACCTGTGAATAAAGGGTAGGGTTAGTTTCACCTTTGAATTTTTCGGATTGTGAATACAAAGTAGGATTAGTTTCACCTAAAAACTTTTGTGTTCGCTCTAAAGGTTTAACATCGGTTTGACCTTTGAACTTTTCCGTATTATTATATGACTTTGGGGTTACACCTGATTTAGTTGGTGACTGACCTGGTCTTTGTGGAGTTGGAACTCCATCTACAAGGTCTGAAAGTGGTGTTTGATTAACCTTTTTTGGAGCTTCTTGGCGTGGACTATCCACCAATGGTTTCTCCACCGGCTTTCTCCACTTTGAAAGGTCTGATTTTAGGTCTATTAGCGCCACTCTAATCCTTATCTATGTTGTCTTCTTACGGTTTCCATACGAGAGTTAGCTCTACTCATTTCAGTAACCATTTTGTCGTTTACTTTAATAACTATTGGTTGTGACTGAATGTCTTTACGGAGACCCTTAATCTCTTCCAATAATGGGTCAGCGGTTCCGCCACCCCCACCAGCACTACCACCAGAGTCACCACCACCCAAACCAAGAGCGCCGGTAATTAGTGGTAATATCATTCCAAGAGCCAAAAGAGTTGGTAAGAAAAGAGTGACTGCTGCCAATCCCAAGGCTAATGGTATTAAACTCATACCTAAAATAGCAAACACAGCAGCAAGTGCTAAAAGACCAGGAGCAATCATTACAAGTGCTGTTAATTGACCTGTTAGTTCACCAAACATACCAAATCCTTTGGCAATTTCTTGGATAGCTTTACCTAAAACAAATAATGCAGCTGCGATTATTAACATAGCAGCAGCTCCAGCGAGAATAGCAACAGCACCTACACCACTCATCATAATAGCACCGACAAGAGCAAGAGCACCAACGAGTGCTAACATAGAAACTACAGCCATTGCAACCGCTTCCCAAGAAACATTCATAAATTCTTGAACCGCTTTAGCAAATACAAATACTGAAGCTGCTACTAATACAAGAGCCGCACCACCTGCGAGTAATTTTTTGGCATCAATTTTGGATATAGCATCAGTCATACCCTTCATACCTTTAGAATCACCTTTTGGCATTTCAGGACTTTTAGATGAACCGCCAGCTGCGCCGCCACCACCCATACCTAATTTTGAAAGACCAGCCATAGCTAATTTCTTTATAGGACCTAAAGCTTTTGCAGCATCAATACCGATATTTTTCATAAATCCGGTTGTTTGAGCCAACAATGGCATTGAAGCACTAAATGCTGCAAATGAAGCACTACCAAACTTTTTAACCCCAGCAAATGCGTCATTTTGTTCTTCAACAAACGCCTCTTGCTTTATCAACATATCAGTAAGTTCTTGTGTAGTCATACCAACTGAATCAGCAAATATCTTTTGTTGCATTGGTCCCATTTTACCAAATTCTTCAGATGAACCAACTTGGTCTTTAATTGCTTGAGCAAGGTCTTCAGCTGAACCTGCGCCTGTTTGGTATGCAAGAGCGGCTTCACGAATTGCAGCAGTATTAACATCCATACCAAACGCACGTGCCTTCATTTCAGCTTTAAGTGAGGATTCAATATCCAACATATTTTCTGATACCGAATTCATCAACTCCATTGAAGCGCCGTGCTTTCTTAACTCTGCTGTTTTTCTTACAAGAAGTTTAATTTCTTCTTCGGATTTACCAACCAACAAGTTTGCGTTATCACCAAGGTCTTTAAATACAAGGCCCGCGTCTACACCAACTCCGTGTGCTATTTCTTTAATTTCTTCGGTCATACCAGCAGCATTACCGCTGGCTTGTTCGAGGATTTGGTTCATTTTTACAGCACCAGCACCATCACCCATCATTGCATTCAATTCGGTAATATTCTTTAACATATCTGATGATATATTCTCCGTAGTACCATAGAACTCAGCACTTGCCTTTGCGGATTCAGCCACAGCTTCAGCACCATATAATAAACCGGTCATAGACAAACTTGCACCAGCAACACTTGCACCAACCGATGCGGCTTCTGAAGCGGATGAACCCATAGTGGTATACATTTCTTTTGCAAGACCAACTGTTGATTCAAAAGCACTTGTTACCATCTCAGCAGCTTTTTTAGCTACCATCATACCAAGACCAAAAGAAATACCATTTTTAAACATTTCTTTTGATAACCCAACCGATTCAAGTAAACTATCGGTAGTTCCTTCAACCAGCTCTTTTATTTCTTCAGTTTTATCTTTCCGTTTTTTCTCAAGCTTTAGGTACTCTTCCATATTTTCAAGTTGTTCTAACAACTTTTTGCCTAATTCTTTCTGAGCACCATTGTATTTTTTAAGAACTTCATCTTTTTGTTCTTGAATTTTTAATAACTTGTCTTCCAAGTCCGTAGTTTGCAATAAAGCATCAGATAGCTCTTTTTGAGATTTTGTGAGTTGACCTGACGCAGTAAGTCTTTGATTCAACATAGTCTGAAGATTACGTTGAAGCTGTTCCTCGGTTCGTAAGGCGTTTATTCTATCTTGAGTATCTTTATTGGCCATTTATATTCCTACAATTAATAATCGTAGTTTTTACCCCAATCAACGGGCTTGATATTGTATTGCTTAAGGATTTTTTGATATTCAGGGTCGTTATTTAGCTTATCAAGTTGTTTTGTCTTGATAGCGATTTGAATCTTTTTCAAAAAATCACGAATACCACCTTCAGTCATACCTCGTTTGTGAAGTGATTCTATAATGGTTTCTATCTTTTGTGATTTCATAGCATTCTCCTATACATACTATAAATATAGAAATACCCAACAAATATGTTGGGTATTACCTTTTTCGTGTTTGAGACCTTATTTTAGCAGCTTCTTTATCGTGAGCTTGCTTTTCTTCTTTTTTGAATTCAATTATTTTACCAATATAGAACAATCTTGCCCATACAGGCATATTGTAAACATCGTTAAAAGTAAATCCACCATTTCCGTGGAAAATCAATTCAAAAATGTGAGTGTGAAGATGTTTTCTATATTCAGGAGTTAGGCCAAAAAAAGCTAGCATCCATCGGTAGAATCATCTCCCTCCTCTCCCCAGTTTCCTCTGAAATGAACTCCCAATTCAAGTCAATATCAGGGACAACTTCATTGATATAGTTTCGTAATGCTTTTGAATCCACAGCAAACAACTCATTGTCTACAAAATGAGAAATTGACTTTGGGTCGGTATCACTATCAACTGAAAGAATCATCGTTTTTAAACGAGTGGTTAACTCTCGTGATGTCTCATCCTTCAACTTACGATTTGCTTTGTTAAGTTCTTCAACTTGGTGTTTTACTCTACGTTCTTTTGATTCGGTCATAGCCATAAAGGTTACAACTCTTTGTGAACGTGGAAGAGTGAACTCAAACTCGTTAGTATTTGGAGCAATTTGAGAAGAACCATCATATGGTTTGTTTTCAAATTGAGTGAGGTCAATGGTTTCTTTCTGCTTTTTACCAGTAAATGGGTCAGTAACCTCTACATCATAGTCTTTACCATATCCCAAGATTCTTGCAGCAATCATAATAGCGTTTTTGTCACCTGTACATAAGTCAACATACTTAATAGGTTTACCTTCACCATTTGATATAATAAGAGATTGGAATAGTCGGTCAAGAACCGAACCATCTTTAATGTATGACTGCGTTGTAAGAATATCTTCTTCTTTTGCGGTCATATATTTCATTTCAACCTTACCACTTGAAAGTGAGTTGTCCGATGGGTAGATTAAACCACGAGAAGGTAACTCAATAACTTCGGTTGGAAACTGATAGTTTTTGAGTTCCTTTATCTCGTGTTCTTTTCTTAATTGTTCGACTACATTCTCATTTGCGTAGTCATCATTTAAATTTTGAGCCATAACTTATTTTATATTTTATTATACCAACGACCAAGTACCGTTGTCAAAAGTATATTTGCCACCTTCCCAATCAGCAGGAATAGTAGTTTCAACGTGAAGAACTTCATATCCACCACCAGTAGTGTATGGACAATCGGTTAACACAAAACCTTCAACACCTGTGTATGTTGCTGGTTCGTTTTCGAACAATGTTAATGTTCCAAGTTCCATTACACAATCAACAACGTGGTCTGTGGTTCTTCTAACAATATTTGCCATTTTAATCTCCGTTTGGTTAAACTATGTATAAATATAGAAATAAAACTTTTTAAAACAAAAAACCCCACCGAAGTGGGGTCTTTCAATTTTCAATCTCAAATTAGTATTGTAAGATAGCGTAATCGTAAGTCAATGTTAAATCTACAGTAGCCAAATCTTCACCTGTGTAATCCATATCAGAAAACTTTGCACTTTGAATATAAGCACCTTTCAATGTCCATTCTTCAACTTTATCACCAACAGGTCCTAACGAATTGAAGGTGATATCTTTTTTATAGAAATCAGAGTATCCATCACGACCGGTTACAGACTCGTGAGTCAAACGAACCCACTCCATTACTGCTTGAGCCGCTGAAGGAACTACCGCGTCATAAAGACTGATAGTTAAGTCTTGCCATTCAGAACGACCCTTTACATATCTACGAGTGTTGATATGGTCAATAGTCACTTTACCATTTTGGATTTCTGGTCTATTAGCCGCCTTGATGAGATATGCTGGGATTCCTTCTACATACATAATGAACCTGTTTGACATTTTCGGTTCAAAGTTTGTGAACATTATCTCCTGCGGTGTGAGTAAGTTTGCCATTTAAATTCTCCTAATCTTTCTTATAAATATACCATTCTTCAAATTATGCCCCAGGGAATGCAGCACCCGTTGGAAGAATGTTGAAGTCCAAGACAATGAATTCGGCAGTCTTTGTAGGTTGTAAGTAAATCTCACCTACCAAGATGTTTCTATCAATTACATCTGGAGTATTATTTGTTTCATCCATTACTACACGGAATGTGTATAAACCATTTCTTTGTTGGATTGATTCCAAGTATGGGTTTACGATTGACAAGAAGCGGTTTCTTGTAGCAGCCGTGTTTTGTTCGAACACCAAGTATCTTGTAGAAGATGCGATGTATTTCTTAACAGCAATCAACAATCTACGAACGTTGATTCTATCCAAAGCGGATGGTCTAGCTTGTAAGGTCTTTTGGCCAAATACAGTAGCACCTTGGCCAGGGAATGTAGCGATTGGGTTTACACGACCTTCGTAAAGGGTGTCTCTTTCAGCGTGAGTCAAACGAGTTTTAACTTCAATAACATCAGTTAAACCACCACGATTCAAACCAGCAGGAGCGTACCATTCAGCAGCAACTGAATCGTTGAAAGCAATCACGCCAGGAAGTACAACACTTGGCGGAACCCATACTGGCTTGTTTTTATCAGTATCAAGGATTTTAACCCAAGGGTGGTAAGTAGCAACATAGTTAGAGTCAAACGAAGTTAATGCGTTTACAACTGTTGCGTTTGAGTCACCATATGCACCAGCGTCCATAACATAGAAACAATCTTGTCTATCTTCACACATATCTTTTGCGAATGTGGTAACTGAAGAGTGTAATCTATGTAAGATACCTGGAAGAACTACCATATTGATGTCGAACTCATCAGGGTTAGAGAT